AAAATCCCGAACAGACAACAGAAGAAAGAAATAATTTGGCGAGAAAAATATTTGCTTTTCAAAAATCAATATAAAATCATATTCTTCTTCCATTAATATCTTTTCTAGCATAGCAAGTATTAGCATAGTGTCCTATACGTCCACATCTGAAACAAGCATTAAAATCTTCATCCTCAGAACTTGAATATTCCTCTTCTTCTTCTGAATCAATTATATAATCGCCATGAATATCAGTTTTAGCATAACAATTTTCTTCTGTGTGACTACTTCTTCCACATCTACTACATGCTTTCTTTTTCTCATGTTTTTTCTTTTCTGGTTTTTTCTTGATTGTACATTTATTAGCGAAGTGACCAGGTTTACCACATTTATAACAATTATCTGATTCAGAATTTATCATATTTTGGATAAATAGTTTTTGATCGTCAATATTAATCCTACACCAAGGACCACCACGGACATTATCAATGCCATATTTTTCCATATATTCTTGAGTGATAATTGTTTCATCTTTTGAATCACAATCTGGACGTAATTCATGAATTGTGATTGGTTTATATTTCCGGGTCCATTCTGATCCATTCGCATCAAAATGATCATTTAATCTAAAATTAGGATTATCAGTTTTCCCTACATAATATTTGTTGGATTTCAATTTAAGAACGTAAATGTATACCATATTCATTATATTATGTGATAAATATTTAAATAGTTGTTTATATATTATATTAATGATGCCTTATCCTAAAAGAATAGAAAAAACAAAAGAAAAATTATTAAATGAAGGATATAAATTAATAGATTCTACATTTGAAGGTGAAAAATTAGAGAAATGGTATATTAAATATGATGAAGATAATAATAAACCTATAATTTATAATATTTATAGAAATAATTTAATAAATGGAATTATTAATTACGAACATAATGGGAAGAAAAGAAGTAATTTTATCGTTTTTACACACAAAGGTAAACAATCAAGAGTAACATTTGATAGATTAATTTTATCTTATTTAAAAAATGTTGATTATGAAAATGAAAATGAATCTAAGATAATATTGACTTATAAAAATAAAATGTTAGATACACCTATTCTAGTTTATAAAAATGGAGAATGTTATAGACTTAAAAATCAACAATCAAATGCTGGAGGAAATGGTTTAAAAATAATAACAAATAGGTTAAAAGTATTGATTAAATTTACAAAAGATATTGATGGGTATTTTCAAAATAAAATTGACGGTATTGGAATTTCACAACATAGATTAGTAATGTTTGCTTTTCATTATAGAGATGATTATGAAAACCTACAAGTTGATCATATAAATCGTATTAGAATAGATAACCGTTTGGAAAATTTAAGATGGACTACACATATGGAAAATCAACTAAATAAATCTAATGATTCGCAAGTAAAATTAAAAAAAATACAATGTAGTAGAGATAATTCAATAAATAAATCAGGGATTAAATATATTTTTTATAATAATTTTGAAAATTGTAAATCATGGGTATATTCAAGGACATATAATAAAATATTAATAAAAAAAATTTGTAAAAACAAAATTAATTTAATTTGTTATAGTTTTATAGTTAATTTAAAAATATTATCAGGGTATTATGGGAATAAGGATTATTTTATGTATTCTGAAGTTATTAAAGGTAAAAAAATAACTTTAAAAAATCAAAATAAAGAAGAATTAGAATTTATAAAAAAAAAAATAAAAGAATTAAGAAATAATAATCCTGAAATAACTTGTGAAGAAATTAAAAATATATTTAATATACAAAAAAATAAAGAATTTAAAAAATATAATCATAAATCACCAGATATAGAAAATACATTCAAAAAAGAATTAATCAATTACATCATGTACACTTTTTATAATAATGGAAAGATATTTAGTAAGACTCATAATAAATTTTTAAATATAAAATCAAATAAAAAAGGTTATATTAGAACTATTTTTATCAATGACTTAAATGAAAGAAAATCATGGGCAATTCATAGAATTATTGCAACATGTTTCATACCTAATCCTGAAAATAAACCATATGTAGATCATATAAATGGTGTTAGAAATGATAATCGTGTAGAAAATTTAAGGTGGGTTACACCTCAAGAAAATGCAAATAATAAACAATGATAATGAATAAAAATTATGGACTAAGTAGAGCATCTATTTTATGATTAATTATAATATTTATCTATTAGTTTGTCAATTATATCTTTTTTAAATTTATGAACTTTTAATATATGTTCTAATATATCTACTTTTGTTTTATCTTGAAAATCGTGAGTAAAATTATGCACGATACCGTTTGTTAAATCAATAATACCTGTTTTATTCCAATTTCTGTAATCATAAAGATTAATTAAAGTAGACCCTGTTACTGGTGTAACTAAATATGTTGTTACTTGTGATATCCATCCATTAATATTTCCTTCCGAAAGAGGTGTTTTAATATCATATAATATATCATTATCATAATCTAATACATCAGAAACACCACTTAATCCTGTTAATTCATCTTTATTGGGAATAATTAAACTATGATTTACTTGATATTCTAACTCTTTAATACTTAAATGTTGTTGTATAACATGAATATTTCTCAATAAAACTGTAATATCATCAAATGGAGGATTATTTACCCAACTAGGTAAGCAAGGTTTATATATTTCATCTTTTAATATACAATATGATAATGATATATTCCATATAGAAGGATACGTTAATTCATAATTTTCTTTCATTGATATAAATTCATCAATTGATTTTCTGAATTTACTATTATTAAATTGTACCGGTAATACAATAGTTTTATCATAATTTATTATATCTGATATTTCATTCTTTAATTTATCATCACTATATCTTTCGTATATTTTTTTATATTCAGAACGAACATGTTCACCTGTATAACTATTCAATTTATTATCTTTAACTATATTTAATAGAAGATTATATTTAGTAAAATGTATTTTATCATTATTAATAAACACATTTATAATTCTTAATGCATTTCTAATCTTTTGTGTAAATAACTCAATATCATGTTTATATTTATTTAAATAATACTCTCTGATATAAAGTAATTCACCCATATAACCTAAAATAGGTTTACATTGATCATCTACATTATTAAAAACCTGTTTATTATTTGTTCTAAAAATAATTTCTTTCCTAATGTCAATATGATTTTCAGGTTCTGTAAATTCTTCTGTTATATCTGATATACTAATTATATTATCTTTTGGACCATCTATCATATTTGTAATATATAATCTATTAAGTGGTTTAGGATATCTTTCTTCATCGGGTAAAGCATATCTATATGGTATCATTAAAGAATTAACCATTTCAGTTTGAAATTCTGTTTCACAAGTATTAGGTTTCCAACTACAAACAGCTAATTTATTTGATGCTATGCTGTTATGATGATTTTTATAATCTACTATATCTTTAATATATCTTGATGGTAGTATTGTATTAAATCCTATAAATAAATATTTAGTAGACCTTGTTAATGCTACATCAAGTGCTGATATTTCTATTAATTCTTCTGGTTTAAATAAATTCATATCCATGGGTAATGATTTTTCACTTAGTCCTAGGAAATAAATAGCTTTATTATCTCTTCCTTTAATTCCATGTATACTAATCATAATAGTTTTATATTGTTCATTTTCTATATCAGTGACTTCGGACCAATCTATGCTTACATGACTACCATCATCCTTTGTAGCAAATATTTTAGTTTTTGGTATTTTATTATCTTTGTAATATTTATCCAATTTAGATTTTATCTTATAAAATATTACGTTTTCATTACTTTTTTTCATCATTATAGATATATTACCACAATTAATATCTTTATCTAATTTCATTAGAGTTTTAATTGAATTTACTATTTGTTCAGCAATTATATCACCATATTCATTTACTTTTGTTGTTCCAGGATGAGTAAACATAATAGGTTTCATATTAACATCTTCATCTGTTCTATAAGGTAATGCTTCTTGAACATTGTATGCCTGATACACTGACTCATTATCACCATATATCGGTTGATTAAATATAAAACTCAATAGTCTTAGATGTGAAGGAGGACATCTATAACATATATTAGTATTAAAACATTTTGCTCCTACTTCCAATTTCCATTTATTAATTGGATGTGGACTACTATTATCTAGACTATGTGAATATATTGTTTGTAGAATATCTCCATATATATTCATTTTAATATTGTAATTATTACATATATTAATTAATAGCATACATCTATTTTTTCTCATATCTTGCACCTCATCAACATCAACTTGTGTACATATTTCACCTTTTTTTGTATATATATTTGATAATCTATTTTCATTTAAGATGATTTCTTTATTTAATTCATCTACTTTTGAATTAAAATAGTCGCCTTTTTCTTCTAATATTTCTGAATGATATGATTTTAATTGCGTATGAATAAAACCATCCATACTAGATATATTAATAGATATGTATTGATTATAATATATATGATGACTACCTTCTTGATAATATTTATCTATGTTAAGATATAGTTGCAATCTACTTTTAATTTCATCCGTAACAGAATTTGTAAGTGTAGTAATACATCCATGATAGTTTTTAAATTTGTGTTTATCTAATTTCTTTATATCAATAGTATTAATTTTTCCATATTTAGTATTTTTTATTATTATATCTTTATCGTCTATATTATTAATATTAATTACACTGTAAACAACATTTAATACTAATGATAATGTTTTAAGACTTCCTGCCACCCCATGCATTAATTTATATTTTGATTCATCTTTTACAAATTCTTCTTGTTTCTCAAATATGAATAATTTATCCATATTTAAATGTATACTCAAATGCATAAAACAAATCAAATTTAATCAATGGTAATTATTTAAATATTAATCACAATATATAATATGAAAAAATCAAATGGAGTAAATAGTCAATCATTATTAATTTTTATTCATACAAATGATACTGCTAAAGATTGTGAATCAGAAGTTGTTAAATGGTTTTTAAATTGTTTAACGCCAATGGCACAATCTATATGTGAAAAAAACTATCAATGTGATTTCAAAATAATATCTAATATTTTATATAACGATTATATTGATGAAGATAATGATAAAACTTACAATAAAATAGTGATTGCTTTACAGAATGGACAACAATCAGATGCGCTTGACCTTCTTGATTATGATGTAAATAATGAGTTAATCATAATCGATGAAGAAGAGTTATCCAACAGAAAAATATTAAATCCTGATGAAATTTTAAATTTATTAAAAGAAGAACCAGAATATGTGACAAAAATAGGAGTATCTGGAGTATCAACCAAATGTATGAAACAATATTGGAGGGAAATGATAAATGATGAACCGAATTATTTTGATATTGCTGGGAAGGGATACATGCAACACCCCATGTGGATGTATATAGGTAATGGATGGTTTTCTATTAGAGAACAATCATTTAATTTTGGGTGGGAGAATTATCCTTAATCTTCATAATTACACAATCAGTATATAAAAAAAAATTTGATTTGAATTTAAATTAAATATTAAATAACAAAATGACAACTTTCTTTTCATCAAATATGTCCCCAAGTTCTGAAGCAACTAAAATGTGTATCGGGGAATGTTATAGTCGCATCAAAGGAGATGAATTAGATGTCCCTGATTATCAGCGAGATTATGTTTGGTCCAAGAAACAACAACAATCATATTTAGAATCTGTATCAAAAGGACTTCCATTATTTGGTCCAGTAATTAACATCGATACTGAATCGGGTAAGCAATGGATCATGGATGGACAAAACCGACTAAAGACAATTGTTAAATTCATGGATGATGAAATTACTTTTGAAAATGAAAATTGTGATAAAGTAAAATATTCTGAATTATCTGATAATAATAAACGCAAATTTAAGAATATTAAAATTTCATATACAGAAACACGAGATTGGGTAGATGATCAATGTCAAGAATTCTTTACAGCAATTCAACAGGGAGTTCAACTTAAAGATGGGGAATTAATTCACGCTCGACCGTGTAATCCGTTTACTCAACATATTGAAGCTATTTACCAAACATTCAATACTTTATTTACAAATAAAGCAAAAGACGGTGGGATAGGTTTATCACCATCATTAATTAAACGATATGGTCATTATGAAATTATTGGTACTATCATTCATATGACTCGCACGGGAGAATATCCAGTCCGACCCGGAAAAACTGCTTTATCCGAATTTGATTTATGGGGTGATGAAAAAACACCTACACGTCCCCAAAGAGAACTATGTGTTAAGAAAGCAACAGATTGTCTATCAAAATATTCTGATATAATCATGAATGTTCCACGACTAAAAAAATCTGTAAAAAAAGAAGAACACTTACGTCTATTATATCTTATTTATAAATCGGGACTTTATATGAATGAATGGACTGATATAGAATATACCAAGATTGATAATATGTTAAACAAAGTATTAAATAAGGGAGACCCTGTATATGATCAGATTGTATTATGGGGGACCGGTGATGTAGAAAAAATTTATACATTATATCTATCAATTTTCAATGAAGAAAATCAATCCTCGTAATACCGTCAATCTATAATAACTTATCCTAATATCACATTTTATTTTTATTCTTTTTTTTATTATTTGTTTTTTTAATATATCGTTTTTGCCATTTATTACATTTAATGCATGTAAAATTTTGATACTTGCCGCGGCCATCACCTTTATTATGTACCCTTTCATCCAAGCACTTCCATTCATGTATCTCACATGGTAATGGTATTTCTTTTTCTTTATCCTGTATTTTCTTTATTTTATCCAGTTCTTTTTGTTCTTTTATCTGTTGAACACATGAATAACATTTAGGATTATCGCCAGTGAATTTTGTTTTATATTTTTTATCACAAGTTGAACATACTCTTTCAATCAATATTTGTTGCGAACATTTCATACATAATGGGTTTTTTCCTTTATAAGTTGATTTATAATTTATATTACAATTATCACATTTTAATATTCTTTGTCCGGGTTTTAAATTATTTAATTTCTTATTTTTTTCATATTGTTTTTTATAATATTTAAGGGATTCAATATTGTTGCCCAATACAGTTATTATTATCCCGTCTTTTTCCATTGTGTTCGCACATGATTTTCCTAATATCATATCTTTTTTTGATACATTTCTTTTTTTTGATTGTTTTCTTGCATGATGTGTTAAAAATCCATCACAATCAACAGGTTTATTATCATAATACTCACCTGTATTGTCGTCGAATGATTCAGCACCATATTTTTTTATAAATTTCTCCATCTTTATATTAATATTATAATATTTAAATAAGTATACTATCAAATTTATTTTTTTATATTTGTTTCTGCTTTTAATTAAATTTTTATATAATATTTAACAATTATATAATATATTATAATAATGATAGAGTATTTAATAGGTGGTTCATCTACTGCATTAATAATAATTATAATATATGCTATACATAAATCAAAAG